AAGGTATGACACAGGAACAACTTGCCGAAAAAGCAAATGTTAACCGAAGCCTTTTAAATCAACTTGAAACCGGAAAACTTAAGAATACAAGCATAAATACACTTCAAAAGATTGCCGATACTTTAAATTGTAAAATTACCGAACTTTTTATTTGATTTAAAGTTTAGGAAATTAAACAAAGACAGAAAGGAGAAAGCATGAATAAAGATGAAAAGCCCATAGAGGAAAGAATATTCACTAAAGAAGAAAGGCAGCTTTTCTCACTAATCTATAAAAGAGAAAAAGCTGCGATGAAGAAAGGATTTCTAATTGGAATTTTTATAGGAATTATTGCTACTGTCTTGTTTCAAGCCATAGCAGGATATTAAGGATAAGAGATATCAAGGAAATCAAAATTGCAATCCAATTTGGAAGTGAATTGAATATTTTCCATCTCTGAACAATGCAATAGCGCTCGTATTGTTCAGAAAGATGATAGGTATCAGTACCTATGTTAATGCCGAATTCATCAACTTTATCTAATAAGTTTTCGGTCAAAAAACCGTAATCGCAATACAAGCGATGAAAACATTTAATTTCATCTCGATGCTGATTTTTCTTGAAGTGAAAGGTAAATAAAGAGCGCCGTTCGTCCTTATTCAAAACAATTTCTTTGATATCTATCATGTTAATCACCTCTTCGGTTTAATTATATATCAACTAAAGAGAATATCCATAACAAGGAAAGGAGGGGAAGATATGTTACATCATTACATCACTAGATATACCGATGAAAATGGCAATGACATTGTAGAAGCTTGGATACAGTTCAACTTCTTCAAATGGTGTTTCTGTTTTTCGAGAAGAAAAAAGGTAATTAAAAACAATTCAACTATCACATTACAAGTAGCAAATATGGATGATGAATTAATTACAAGTATAGATACAGATGGAAAGGATTCTGTTGGTATCACACAAGATGGTTACAAAGTATTTGTGAATGGGAAATTACTTGGAATAGAAAACTCATCCATCAATGAATGAGTCTCTATAGAAAATTACTTTTCTAAATTGTTATTAGTTGACTTGTCTGGATTTGAACGTATGTACTTGTTCCCATTTGACGAAATAGAACCGTTGTATCCGTTAATCTTGCCTTGCTTTGCTTGGTTATAGGCTTGATTATTGGTCATTATCCGACCATTTACAGATACTTTTGTATTCAATCCAGTTGAAGATTGACTAACAACTTTTACATTAGCTCTAGCGATATTATTCACCTCCTTTCATTTCAATTATAGGAGGTTAGAAAGGAAAGAATGAACGAATTATTAAAGATTAATACTTCAGATGCAGAACACATCACCGTATCAGCAAGAGATTTGCATGAAGCATTAGAAGTTAAAACACAATTCAAAGATTGGTTTCCACGAATGTGTGAATACGGCTTTGAAGACGGAAAAGACTTTTGCTCATTTTTGAGCGAAAGTACCGGAGGCAGACCATCACAGGATGCACAAATTACAGTAGATATGGCGAAGGAAATCGCAATGCTACAGCGTACAGAAAAAGGCAAGGAAGTAAGAAAGTATTTTATCCAAGTCGAAAAAGAATGGAATAGCCCTGAAAGAGTAATGGCAAGAGCTTTGACCATTGCTAACAAGACAATCGAAACCTTAAAGATTGAAAATTCCGAGATGAAACCTAAGGCAGACTACTTCGACAATTTGGTTGAACGCAATTTATTAACCAACTTTAGAGATACAGCTAAAGAATTAGGTTTAAGACAAACAGACTTGATCAATAACTTAATTGAAGATGGATATATCTACCGTGATCAAAAGAGCAAGTTAAAGCCTTATGCAAAATACGGAAAAACAGGGAAGGGATTATTTGAGATAAAAGAGTTTAGCAGAAATGACCACTCGGATATTCAAACGCTTATCACTCCAAAGGGCAGAGAAACGTTCAGACTGCTTTATACAGCATAGGAAATTATAGAAAGGAGAGTACGTATGCTAACACCACAAGACATACAGAATATACAGCTGATAGACACTGATGAAATTGCTAAACGATTGCATTGTGGACCGGAAAGAGTTGGCTGGTATAGACGTGCCGGTTTACTGAAATACCGTAAATTTGGAAAGTTATGCTTAACAACCGAAGCAGAATATGCAGAGTTTATCCAAATGACTGCGGGTATGGATCTGAGCAACAAAATGAAAATCCGTTTAGCAGGATTGGAAATGAAAAAAGCGCCAGCCAACCAAGACAAGAGCGCTTAAGTGATGAACCTAAATCATCACTACCATTTTAACACAGAAAGGGTAGAAACAATGAAAAAGAATAAATTTAGTGACAAAGCGTTCAAACTGGGCATTTGTCTTTTCTACGGAGCGCTATTCGTTAAGGTCATCGCATTCGTTCTAGGTATCGACTAATGGAAATGTATTGCGAACACTGTCACAGAACCTTTGCAGATGACGATATGAAATGGAAAAAGGGATATCACGATTATTCTTATCGGACTTATCCCGTATGTCCATTTTGTTCATCGGAGGAAATAGAGGAAAAGGAAGATGATACAGAAGATGAAGAGTGATCTAGTGATTATAGAAGAAGATTTCCCATCATTTATCACTCCTGAAAAAGATAAATATGAAGAGATGTTTGATGAAGCAATGGAGAATGCACAACTCAATTGGAATAAGAAATACGAGGAAATCAAATGGAGAAATTAACACTTTATAAAAAGCCATTTAGCGGAGATCCAGCAAAAGATAGACATAAGTTCATCGGTGGCAGTGATGCCGGAACAATCATGAATGTCAATCCGTGGAAATCTCAATATGAATTGTGGCTAGAGAAGACCGGTCAACTTGAACCAGATGATATTAGTGATAAGTTACAGGTTTGGTTTGGCACAGAAGAAGAGGAAATCGTAGCTAAACGATTCTGCTTAGAAACAAGCAAATCTGTACGACGTTCCAACATGACATACCTTTGCAAAGAATATCCATTCCTAGCAGGGCATGTTGATCGCATGGTCGTTGGAGAAAATGCTGGTTTGGAGTGTAAAACAACGTCGGCATGGAATAAGACGGCGTATCAGGATGGAGAGATACCGCCACAGTACTACTGGCAGTGCATGCATTACATGATGCTGACAGGATGTGAGAAATGGTACATCGCAGTAAAAAAAGACAATACACAATTCCATATCTTACAGATTGAACGAAACGACGATCATATAGACGCGTTATTAAGCGCAGAGAGAGCGTTTTGGGATTTGGTGGTAAATAATACTGCCCCAGATATAGACGGTTCAGAAAGCACATCTAACGCTCTCCAGAAACGATATTCAAATGATACACAAGATGTAATTGATTTAAGCTACTCAAGTACAGTTACACAATGCTTACAGTCCATTCAAGAAGTGGACGTTCAGATAGATGCTTTAAACAAAATCAAAACTGAGTATCAGAACAAAATCAAAGCAGAAATTGGTGACCATGAAGGCGGATTCACATCCGCTTACAGAGTCTCATGGAAAACGCAAAATAGATCATCAATCGATGCCAAACAATTAGAAAGTGAGCATCCGGAAATTTACCAAAAATATCTAAAAACAACTCAATCAAGAGTATTCAAAATTACAAAAATTAAGGAGAAAACATTATGACAGAAATTAAAGCAGCTAAGGCACCAGCAACAGTAGCAAAAGCTGGAGTATCAACACAGAATAAAACAATTAAAGACTATATTACAATCATGAAACCGGAGATTGAGAAGGCTCTTCCTTCAACAATTACTCCAGAGCGTTTTACACGTATTACATTATCAGCAGTTTCTAACAATCCGAAGCTACAGGCATGCTCACCATCAACATTCTTATCTGCAATGATGCAGAGTGCACAATTAGGACTAGAGCCTAACACACCTTTAGGCCAAGCGTACCTAATTCCTTATGGAAATAGTTGCCAATTTCAGCTTGGATATAAAGGACTATTACAACTAGCGTACAATTCAGGACAAATAAAAACCATCCGTACAGAAACAGTATATGAAAATGATGAATTTAAGTATGAGTTAGGGTTGCATTCCGATTTAGTACATGTTCCAGCAATGAGCAATCGTGGAAACCCTACTGCATACTATGCAGTTATTGAATATACAAATGGTGGATATGGTTTTGAAGTAATGTCTCATGATGATGTATTAAAGCATGCTAAGAAGTTTTCAAAAACTTTCAATAATGGGCCATGGCAATCAGACTTTGAAAGCATGGCAAAGAAAACGGTTTTAAAACAAGCTTTAAAATATGCGCCACTTTCCACAGAGTTAGTTTCAAAAATCAATACGGACGAAACAGTTAAATCCTCGATTTCTGATCATATGGAAGAAGTTAAGAATGACATTGACTTATCACAAATCATCGATGCAGAAACCGGAGAAATCAAAGAAGGAGATAACGCATAATGATAACAATTAATAAGAAAATTGATACTGTCACATTTTACGATTTAATATCAGCAAATCAATCTGAAATTAATAATATTCTTGATAACGCTATACAAGATTTAACAGAAGACACAAAATCTGAATATAAAGACCCTTATGCACCACGAAAATTAAAAATCGAATTACAACTAACTTATAGATCACAGCAACAATTAAAAATAGATTGGAAAATTATACCACAGCCCGCACCGTTTGATCGTACTCCAACAAGCAATGTACCAGAAGGACAATTTACAATCAGCGATTATGAAACAGGTGAAATCCATGAATGATATCATCATTACCATTCCTGGTGAGCCAAAGGGAAAAGGGAGACCACGTTTTACAAAGCGTGGTTTCACTTATACCCCAAAAGATACAGCAGATTATGAGAGAAAAGTTAGATTCTGTGCGCAGGAATCATTACCAATCGGATATGAACCAACTGAAACAGCATTAAAGGCTCAGATACTTGCATACTTTCCAATCCCAAAATCATTCAGTAAGAAAAAGCAACGCGAAGCAATTGCGTGTACATTGCTTCCGACTGTGAAACCTGATTCCGATAACATTGCCAAGATTATTCTTGATAGCTTGAATGGCTTAGCATTCTTGGATGATAAGCAGGTAACAGAGCTATATGTATACAAAGCGTACGATGATAATCCTAGAGTTGTAGTGAGATTGTCAGAAATAAATAAGGAGAGTCACCAATGATTAATAGTGTAGTTTTGGTCGGTAGACTAACTAAGGATGTTGAACTAAGAAAAACACAAAGTGGACTATCAGTTGCAGCATTTACTGTTGCATGTGATAGACGATTATCGCAAGAGCAGAAGAATAATGGCGCACAATCAGCAGACTTTATTAACTGTGTAGCATGGAGAGGAAGTGCAGATTTCTTATCCTCATATGCACATAAAGGAGATACTGTCGGAGTTGAAGGAAGACTACAGACACGCAGCTATGATCGTGATGGTCAGATGGTGTATGTAACAGAAGTATTAGCAAACTCAGTCAACTTATTGCACAGTAAGCAAACAGTACAATCTCAAGAACAAGCATCATATGAACCACAAGTAACACAGG